GATATACAAAAGCATTAGCTAGATCTATGGCGAATACAAAGCAGGTAACTGCGGCTAACGTATTGAATAACGGATTCAGCACATCTTATTTAGGTGGTGACGGATCTCCTTTATTCTCTACAACTCACGCTACAATCTCTGGATCATTTAGAAATACGCTTGCAACACAAGCTGATTTAAATGAAACATCTTTAGAGCAGTCATTAATTGACATTGCTGCTTTCACAGATGAAAGAGGTTTAAAAATTGCAGCTCAAGGAACTAAGTTAATTATTCCTTCTGAGCAACAATTTACAGCAGACAGATTAATGAAATCTGCTGGCAGAGTTGGAACAGCTGACAATGATATCAATGCAATTAGAAACATGGGAATGATTCCACAAGGTTATACTGTGAACCATTACTTAACTGATTCTGATGCATTCTTCATCATTACAGATGTACCAAATGGCTTAAAGTATTTTGAAAGATCACCGATTAGAACTTCTATGGAAGGTGACTTCGAAACTGGTAACGTAAGATACAAAGCTAGAGAAAGATACAGCTTCGGCTGGTCTGACCCTAGAGGTGCTTTCGGTTCATCAGGCGCTTAATAAATAAGCAATTTATTTAATGGGGTGGGTTTATCTCACCCCATTAATGTGATAGAAAGAAAGAGTATGAAAAAACTGTTTAGTGTTAAAATTAGAGCTTATGGTCACATGGCTGATTTTAATGTTATGGCAGAAGATAATGCAGAAAGTATAGAAAAAGCTATCCTTGACAAAATAGGAGAAAATGGGGTATTGTTAAAGGACAGTAACAGGATGTTTTCAACATCTAAATGCTGGATAACCTATGAGGAGGTTGTAGATGATATCAGTTCAAGACCTTTACAAGAAGAAAAGGTTGTTAGAACTTGATTGGGAGCAACACTACATTCAAGAGGGTAAATACACTCTTGATATGGTTAAGATTGACGAAAAGATAAAAGACGTCATTAACCAAATTAAAATGTCTGAAGCTGAAATGGCTTTTAGACAAATTAAAGTAGAGTTAGCTGCTCCTGAATTTTCTGTAGCTAGTTAAAACCTAGCTATTTATATCCGAAAACTAGATTTTCGATGTAGGAACCCCTTGCGCTATTTTATAATTTAAGCTATATTTCAATAACTATACATTAACATCTGATGTAGACGAGTATAGTCGACAGCCTAATGACTACATTGGATTATTTAGGAGGATAATAATATGGCAAAAACTACGTTTCAAGGAGTAGTAAGATCTTACGGCGGACAAAATAAAGAGTCTAACGTATTTGCAGGTACAGTTGTTCTTGCAGCTAAAGGAATTGTAGATAGTTCTACATCTGTATATTCTGCAGTTACAGGAATCAATGGAGGAGCAATTGTTCTTCCAGCTGGAGCACAAATAACTGATGTTGTTCACGCAGCAACAGGTGCAGCTGACAAAGCATTAAATATCGGAACTACTTCAACTGCTGCTCAAGCAACTTCTACTTCAATCGCTAGAGCATTAAGTGCTAATGGTGTTCAATCAGCTTTGGTTGGAAATGATTTAGGAACTTTTGCAACAACTCCACTTACAGTTAATTCAACTGTATATGGTGCAGGAACAGGAAGTTCTACAACTGCTTCTACTACATCTGTAACTATTTATTACATAATTAGTGATAATGGTAAACCAGGTGAAGTTGGACCAGGAGCTTAATTAATTCTTAATGGAGCTTCTTCGGGAGCTCCATTAATACAAAGAAGAAATTTATGGCAATGAAAAGTGATGTAAAACCAGTCGTAACAAGTTCTACAAATGCAGTTTTATTTACAGGACCAACAAGACTTCGTGGATTTATGGTTCAAGCTGCTGGAAGTTCTGGAACAGCAATTATTAATGGTTTAGTAAATACTACAACTGTTAGTTCTTCAACTAATACACAAGTTTATATTCCAATAACAGTTGGTGCGAATCAAACTGAAACATTAAACCTTCCTGAAGATGGAGTTTTATATGCTGGAAGAAATGGCACAGCAATTGTTGATGGAGTTGGTGTAACAGCAAATAGTAGCGGATTAACTATTACGTTATTTATAGATAAATAGGAGAGTAGATGACTACCTCTGGAACTACTTCATTCAATCTTGAATTAGATGAGCTTTTTGACGAAGCTTATGGACGAGTAGGTATTGGTGGAACTAGAACTGGATTTCATTTAAGATCAGCAAGAAGAAATCTTAATATCTTATTATCTGAGTGGGATAACAGAGGAGTTCATTTATGGAAAGTTAAACTTGCAACTATTCCATTAGTATTAGGACAAGCTGAATATAGTTATTCATCAGATCCTACTAATTATCCAGATGATATTAATGATGTATTAGAAGCTTATATTAGAAATAATACTTCTCCAAATGCTTCATTACCAACAGATACTTCTTTAACTAAAATAGATAGATCTGCTTATGCAGCTTTACCTAATAAATTATCACAAGGAACACCTTCTCAATACTATGTTCAAAGAGGATATAGTCCAAGTATATTTTTATATCAAACACCAGGCACTCAATTTTCTAGTCAAAGCACACCAAGTAATTTTCAATTAAGATTTTATTATCTTGCTAAAATTGAAGATGCTGGAGCTTACACAAATACACCAGATGTTGTTTATAGATTTTTACCAGCTTTAACTTCTGGTCTTTCTTATTATTTAAGTATTACTTATAAACCTGAAAAAACAGAAATGTTAAAATTAGTTTATGAAGACGAAATGCAAAGAGCATTAACTCAAGATTCACAAACTGCTTCATTATTTATATCACCAAAAACATTCTATGGAGATGGTGTATAATGACAACCTTTGCTACAGGTAAAAAAGCTTACGCTATATCAGATCGATCTGGCCAGCGTTTTCCGTATGATGAAATGGTTACCGAGTGGAATGGATCATTCGTTCATACTTCAGAATATGAACCTAAACAACCTCAATTAGAACCTAAAGTTCCAGGCAACGATCCACAAGGTTTATTAAATGCAAGACCGGATAGAACAGAACCATTGTCCGTTGTCCTTTTATCTTACAACCCGCTTCTTGCAACAGCAGGAAGTTCAACAATAAATGTTTATGAACCAGGACATGAAAAGTCTACAGGAGATGTTGTATTATTTACAAATGTAAGAGCAGCAAATGGATTTACTATTGCAACTCTTACAACAACTATTGGTTACAGTATTACTGTTACTAATTCTAATAATTATACCTTTAATGCTTATACTGGAACTGCAAATGCTAGTGGACTATTTGGTGGCAATCCATCTGTAGGTCCTGTAGCAGTTGCTTTACCTAATAATGCTTTTGAAGTTACAACAGGAAGCTCTACAATAGAAGTTAATCAACCTAGTCATGGTAAAGTTACAGGAAATACTGTTAGATTTGCTAATTTAGTTGTAGTTAATGCTTTTCTTACATCTTCAGGATTTCAACAATCAGTATTAACAACTTCAACAGGATATAGTATAACTGTTGTGAATGTAGATAATTATACCTTTAATGCTTCATCAGGAACAGGTACAATCACTACTACAATCGGCGGAGGATCTGCCACAGCACAAACGATATAATTATGAGTTTAACATATGGACAATTACAAGCACAAATTAGAAATTATACTGAAGTAGATAGTAATGGATTATCTGATTCTACTTTAGCTGTTATTGTTCAAAACACTGAAAATAGAATTTATAGAGAATTAAATATTGATGCTTTTAGACTATATGCATCAGCTGTTACAACTGCTGGGACTACAACTATTTCTGTACCATCAGGACTTCGTAATATTAGATATGTTGAAATGATCTCTCCAAGTGGGGAATTTTCTACATTAGAACAAAAAGATAGTTCGTATATGGCAGAATTTAATAATTTTCCTGCAAATTCTACTAATTATGGAAAACCTAGAGTTTGGGCAAACTGGAATGAAACTACATGGTTTGTAGCTCCAACCCCTAATACAACTTATGCAATTAATATTGCATATTATCAGCAACCTGCTAGTATAACGTCTACTACATCTGCAACTACTTATGTTTCAGTGTATGCACAGGACGTTCTTTTATATGGTTCTTTAGTAGAGACATATAAATACTTGAAAGGTCCTGCAGATATGATACAAACTTATGAACAGTCTTATCAGCAAGCTATAAGAACGTTTGGTGATGAGCAGATGGGATTAAGAAGAAGAGACGAGTATGTTGATGGTGAACTTCGTATTCCTTTAAAAAGTAATCCACCATCACAATAAAATTAAGGAGTTAATATGGCAAATATAGTACCAGATAGTTTTAAGGAAGAGTTATTTGAAGCGATTCATGATTTTACAGCTTCTACAGGAGATACTTTTAAAATAGCTTTATACAATACCGTTTCAGGTTTTGCTGCTGCAACAACTACAGTTTATGCTGCAACAATCGGATCAAGTGTTGAAGTGACAGGTACAGGTTATACTGCCACTGGAGCAACTCTTACAAATATTTCACCAACAGTTGCACAGAATGTTGCATTCGTAGATTTTAACGATGTAACTTTTACAACAGCAACTATTACTGCAGCCGCAGCTTTAATCTATAACACAACAAACG